AACTACATGTTAGGAGCTGTGGTGGTTGCCAAAAAGACCACCAAATCAAGTATGTGTTCGCAAGCATACTTAGGTTTTAATAAGTTGCGATTGCAATCAGATGATGAAACAGTTCCTGAATCTCAGGCAGCTTCGCCATCTGAACAAAGTCAAGTGTTGACTTTTGTCGATACTGTGGGTGATGCGGATGTAGTTCCGTATCATCGTTCAGCGTTGGCTACTGTTGATATGTCTGATAATACTTCTTTGAAAGAATTTTTGTCTCGCCCAACATTGATTGATTCACGTACTTGGCAGACATCAGATGTCAATGGACAGTTAGGTTCTTTGATAGAACCTTGGGCTTTATTATTGAATAACAGTGTTATTTCTAATAAGCTCAAAAATTTCGCATTTATTAGAGCGAAATTATGTATTAAGATTGTTCTTAATGCTACACCATTTCACTATGGCTTGATGCGTGTTGCATATGAGCCTAATGTGAATGCAGCGAATACTGGTGATCGAGTTTCTAAAATTCGCACCAATGGAACCAATAATAATCCTGTCAACATTCTTTTGAGTCAGTTACCAGGAGCATGGTTATATCCTGCAGACAATAATGGTGGTGAGATCCACGTCCCTTTTTTCTTTTCGAAGAATTGGGTTAGTTTGAAGAATATTAGTAGTATCAAAACCCTTGGTATTTTGTATTATTACGTTACCTCGGTACTTGGTGTTGCTAGTTCTTCTGGATCTACAGCTTTGACGCTTGATACTTTTGCTTGGCTTGAGGATGTAGAACTTTCTGGTTCTACTAATGAACTTATCCTTCAAGCTAAAGATGAGTATGATGGGAAGATTTCTCGTCCTGCTTCTGCGATTGCTTCTGTAGCATCGCTTTTAGAGAGAGTACCAGTTATTGGACCTTTTGCTCGAGCTACCAGTATTGGTGCTGGTGCAATTGCTTCGATTGCTAGTTCTTTTGGGTATACGAATGTTCCCAATATTGATACTGTGAATGCAGTTGTTCCTGTTGCAGTTCCACATATAGCTTCTGCAGAGATTTCAATCCCTGTTCAAAAGCTTACATTGGATCCTAAACAGGAGCTTTCTCTTGATCCTACTTTGCATGGTATTGCACCTCAAGATGAGTTAGCAATTAATCATCTGGTGCAGAAAGAAACGTTTCTTACGACAGTTTCTTGGTCGACTTCAGATGCTATTGGCACGGTTGAATTTAATTCCCTTGTCACTAACTCTTTGTTTTCCAATATTGTTATTAACAATTCTGTTCCTGCACAAGTTGGGTATCGGACGTATCACACTCCACTCAGTTACATTAGTCAAATGTTTGCTCATTGGCGCGGTGACATTATCTTTGATGTTGATGTCATTTGTACCAAATTTCACAAAGGTCGACTTAAATTGTCGTGGGATCCATTGGGTCAAGGTGGCTCTACGGCATTGCCGGAGAATACCACTTTTACCACTGTTTTGGATATTGGAACGAATAATCGTGCCACTCTCAGGATTCCGTATCACCAAGCTACTGCTTGGTTGCGTACTCGTGGTTCTTCTGTTAGTGCTTGGACAGCTGGTAATTCAAATCCAGCTTCTCCTGACTACGATAATGGTTTGTTTGTCCTCTCTGTTCTCACTCCACTGATCTCACCTGTATCTCCACAAACTGTGGGTATAGTAATTAGAATTCGTGGTGCAGAGAATTTTGAGCTTGCTAATCCTAGATCATATCTTGGAGATAGCAACTCGACACCCCCACCGAGCTTTTTTGCTCTTCAGGCTAAAGATGAAGCCGATACGGAGCCTACTGAGGTTCCTTTTGGTGATACTGGTGGTAAGCATCCTGAGCGCTTTGCGCTCAATTTTGGTGAGCGTGTTGTTTCGTTACGGAGTCTCTTACATCGTATGTCGATGTATGATGTAACCAATACTGGTTCAGTAACTGCCACTAGATATGCATTTTTTCGCAAATCCTATGGTAGGCTTCCTCCGTCATATGGGTATGACCCAAATGGTCTTTCAACTGCCAATAAAGTTGTGGCTGCTTCTGGTACTGCACCTTTCAATTTTACGCCTACGCATCCTATCACTTATGTGGCAGAAATGTTTGGAGGCTATCGTGGCAGTGTTAACTATACTGCTAACGTTGGTGCTGATCTTTATCCATACGTTGGGGACATTCGTGTTCAACGTATGACCGATAGTTCATATGGTTCCGCTCGTGCAGGTACCACATTTACTGTACAAAATACTGGTGTGAATTTTAGTAATACCAATAGATTTTTGAATCAGTTTTCTACAGTGGCTCAGGCCGGTGGAGCTTTAACCAACTCACAAACCAATAGTACCATCACATGGCAAATGCCAGATCTCACAGGGACAAATTTTGCTTACTGTGATACCACTTATTCGATCAATGGAAATCCAATTGATCAAACCGACAAACAGTCCAGTTGTCTTGAAATTTTAATTCGACAGCAGACAGCAAGTACAGTCACTGACGTGCTTACTGTAACTTCTTACGCAGGAACTGGACCAGATTTCACATTATTGTGGTTTCTGTGTTGTCCAACAGTTGACTATGCGTCACTGTTACCTAGCGCACCCTAAGTGGGTGTGCATTGTCTTCCAAGACATTAAATATGGATAATTCTAAAAGGGATTGCGTTGTAGTCGCCCCTTTTCCTATTTTAGGTTTTTACCGCTTCCCATGGAAGTGATGAATTTTTCTCGCGAAACTTTTGCCACTTCGGTGGATTTTATGTAGCGAGGAATTACAATATTTCATTACTTTCGTGGACAGCTAGAGCTGCAC